TTTAAACCTTTAGGTCAGGATGGCCATCCCGACGGAAAAGGCGTCTTTTTCTTTCTATGTTCTCACTCTATCTCAAATTTTCCTTTCGACAAGGGGGTGCTTACTACGTTGTAGTAACGACTTTTCATTCCCCGTCGATCTCGGTGCTCTTAAAGTTGAATCCACAATCCCGGCAAACGTGATAACGGACCGGCAATTTTGTGGCATAGCACTTGTGGTTTTTGCTCTTACACTGAGGACAGCGGATCGGATAAAACGGTACGCCGTGGACCGCTGGCTCGTCTTTTCGGACGCGCTCAGCTCGCGGCTTTACGTATCCGCTTAAGAAACCCTTCTTGTCGATCCACTTCTCCGCCATTACCGCCTCATCCAATTCGCTTGCCGTGATATCCAGTTCTCGTGTTTGAACTGCCGCGGATCATGTGAAGACGGCTGGTGAACCAAAAGACCGCTGTCCCGCAAGTCAAAGACGCGAAGCATCTCTGCGCCAGCCGTGGCATAAACTTCCGCGTCAAAGAAGTGACTGGCCGCATGAGTCGAGACCGGCCGCCACTCTTCCCGGAAGCGACGCTTCTTCGGATCGCGCACAAGAATCTTCGCTTCGCCGCAGAACTGATTCACATAATCATCGGACGGATGCTCATAAATGTGCCAACCGCCAACTGCTCCGCTTCCGGTGTATTTGACCAGACGCATGACCTTGTCTTTAAAATACGTTGTATCGAGATTCCATAGCTGAAGCCCTCCCGGCAATGCGCCGCCGTCGGGAAACTTGTCGAGGCTAGACACCTTAAACGGAATCCCGCCCAGCTGGTCCCGACCTTTAATCGGACGCGTGATGTCACGCCACTGACGGCAAATCTCATAGACTTCCGAAGTGCGATAGCCGGTGTCAATGCACGTCAACCGAACAGACAGAGGCGCGAGGTTCAAATTCTCCGGCTGATAGGTTGTCTCCAGCATCACTTGCACGACGTCTTCCCACGACTCAAGCCGTGCCGCCAAGATTAGCCACGACTCCTGCAACACGCCCCAGCCGCGCACCACGACGTAGAAGTGATCCTTTTGAACGTCAACGCCACCGGTCAACACCACGACGCCATCCGGAACAACGCCCGCCGAATACGGACGCGCTAGAGCCCGAATCTCATCCGGCCTCGTTTTGCCGATGACTTCGCGCCACGGCTCGGCCAGCCACGAATTCACAAAGTTCATGAGCAACTCGGGGCGCTGATAGGAATTGAGCCACTCCGCCGCAATCTCGGAGAAGGACAGCCAGGGCGAGTAGATTGCGTTGATCCAGAAGCCCGCCCTTGTACTGCGCTTGCCATCTTGCACGTTCTCAGCGCGCCACTCTCCGCGTAGTAACATCCTCTGCTTCATGCTGTCGGTGATCTTCTCTTTGCACTCAATGCACTCGTACCACGCGAGCTTCTTCGATTTGACTTCCTCCGGATCGCGCACGTCCTTCGGCCACTTGACCTGCGGCCATGTGAAGACCTGCATCTTGCCGCAAAAAGGACACGGCGCATAAAACTTGCGCATGTCTGAGCGTTCGTATTCTCGGAAAATGTAGCCATCCTCCGTCGTCGGAGTTGAGCACTTGACGATCTTTCGATTCCAAAATGTGCGCGTGCGCTCGGTCGCGAGCTTGATCGGATCAGATTCTTTGCCAGCAAAGGGCGGATACTTGTCGGTCTCATCCAGAAACAGGTAACGAATCGGTCGTTGCGCCAGACCGGCTGGCGAGTTGGCGCCGGATAAGAAGATCGTCATCCTATCGAGCGAGATTTCCATCTTGGTGATGTCATCGGAATTTGCAGTGACATGCGTCCTTAAATCCGGCGAGATAAAAAGCATCGGGATGATTCGCCGAGAAGAAATGCTCTTTGCGTCATCTTCTCGCGGCATAACGAGAAGCATCGGTCCCGGATCCTGATCAACCGCAAAACCGACCATGTTGAACATTGACTCCGTCTTGCCGCACTGCGTCGAAGCCATGATTGTGATGTCCTCGATGTACGGATCATTGAACGCATCCATGACGCCTTTAAGATAAGGCGTGCGCTCGGTATGCCACGGGCCCGGCTCTGCGTGCGCGGAATCCAAAACACGCGACCGGTCCGCCCACTCTGAGACCGTGAGCCGCTCCGGTAATTCCCATGCTTTGCGAACATTATTCGTCCAGATTCTTGGCTTCACCGAACACCTTGTCCGTGGCAAACAGTTTGATAATCTCCTCCACTCGCTCGCGAATGATGCCTTCGATCTCTCGCGGCTCAAGACCGACGAGCCTTGGCGCGACAGTCCGCGGCAATGACAGCAACGCTCGCTTGATCGCAATGCTGACTTCGATTAATCCGGACTCCACTTCCCGCATCGGCACCAGCTCACCAATCATGGCCTTGAACTTTCCTTCCTCAAGACGCGCCTTATACTCGCGGTACTTGGCGTCCCAGTTGATCTCCTCGCCGTTCTTGGTGGCATGCCGACGATGAAACCGCCAGCTTTGAATCTCAACCAAGTCGTACCGATTATCTTTCTTCGGCATTCCCTCTTTGACCCAGTTTGAGACCGTGCGCGGCGTTACCTCGAAAACCTTGGCAACTTGCTCGATGCTTGTGACCGTGCCGGGCGCAATATCGCCGTTTTGATACTTGGCCAGTTCCTTCATCTCGGATTGCGTGAGCGGAATGCCGCGCTGGATTTTCTCCAGCATTTTGACTTCGCGCTGTTTCTGCGCGATCTCAAGCAAATTAGGTTTCGAAGGTGCGTTCATTTAGCCAAGACCGCTTTCTTGCCTGTGAATTCTTCCCAACGCTTGACCGCGACACCGCAAAACACCGGCTCCAACTCCATGGCAAACACTCGACGATTGACGCGCTCGCCCGCAATGATCTGCGATCCAGATCCGGAGAACGGCTCATAGCAAATATCGCCGGGCTTTGTATGAACGCGCATTGGAATCGCAAACACTTCGGTAGGTTTTACCGTCGGATGCTGAAGGCCGTTATTGCGCTTCTTGCCCTCCCAATCGACTTCCCACAGATCGCTGTAGTATTCCGGACTTTCCGGATCACCGCTTCGAAGAAGTCCGATCGGCCAGACCGAACCGATGCGTTTCTGCGAAGGACGAAAGAACGGCTTCATGCCCTTGCGCCATCCGAAAATGCAGGGTTCATGCCGCCACGGATAAACCGAGAACGTGAGGACCGTGCAGGGCTTCACCCAAATAATGTGCTGATGCATGAGAATGTTTAACTCGGCGAAAATCTCGTTAATGAGCACAAACCGCCGATCCGCATGCCACATGTAAATCGCCGCTTCATCGATCGTGTGATTAAGCCCGACGGTGAGAAAGCCTTTAAGGAAACTCTTCGCGTCCTTGATATCGACTTCGTGATAAGTGCCGGACCAATCCTTGCCTCCGTTCGGGCGATCTGCGCCGGTGTAATCGACCAAATATGGCGGATCGGTTGCTAGCAAGCTCGCCTTCTCACCCTCCATCAGCCGCGCCACGTGATTCGCATTTGTGCTGTCGCCACACAAGAGCCGATGCGGGCCCAGAATCCACAAATCGCCTGGCTTAGTGATGGTTTCCTTGGGCGGTTGAGGAATATCGTCGGGCAACGTCTTGCCGGTCTTTTCCATTTCGAACTGCTCAAGACCTTCACGCAACTCGGCCAGCCGCAAGTTGAGATAATCGGTCGGCATGTTCTGCCGCAGATCCTCCAGAATGGGCAACAACGCCTTGGTAAAGTAGCCGGTGATCTGCTGATTGTTGAGCGTGACCGCGAGCGCCTTCTGCGCCATGTCGTCCATATCGACCGCTAGGCAGGTGACCTCCGTTTCACCGGCTGCCGTCAAAACACGAAGCCGCTGATGCCCGGAAATAACCTGATTGTTGCGCTTGTTGACCACGATGAGATCAACGTACCCGAACCGCTCAAGGCTGTCCTTAAGTCCCTTCAGCGCCTCGTCCGTGATCTCCCTCGGGTTCTCGTCCCACTTCACCAACCCTGAAATCGGAAATTTCCTAATTTCAGGGTCCACATTGATGTTTCCCATGACCTTTTCTCCCTTTTCCCGACGAG